GTGGCTGCTCATCAGGCCCGGGCCGCCACGCCTGATCGATCCCTGCCGGTGCTGTCAACGCGACGGATCCGCCCCATGCAGACCCGCCACCGGCTGGGATTTCGCTTATCGTTCCTCTATTCCTTCGGACCCGGCCAAGCCACATCCCGCTCCCGAATCCTGTCCTCACACGCCGGGCACACGCTCGATTCCGGCGGCTGCCAGTAATCGGGCCGGATCCCGCGGCCGCAATCGGCGCAGAGGCGACGCCCCTCAACCGTCATAGCTGCTCCCCTCGCGAACAGGTTTCCGTTTTTCGACCCGATCCAGTGTTTCCGGTCATGCTCAGCGCCCGCCACTCGGCGTTTCCGGAGTTCCTCCCGTACTGATCGAGTTCGGCAGAACTCACCCGGCGGCGACCAATTTGTTTGCATCTGCTCCTGATCGTCGCCTCGGGCAGGCCAATCGCCGCGGATGCCGCCCGTAAACTTTGGTATTCGATGCCATCAACAGCCCATCCTCCGCACTTCCTGTTGTTGTTAGAGGATCTCACGGCAACACCTCCACCACTTTGGCGCTGGTCCAGTTGTGGACCGATATCCGCCATTTCCCCTGGCTCAGCTCCGGGCAACGGTCGGCGGGCAACCGCCATAAACGGTGATTGCCCGCCGTTCCCCGGCCTTCAAGCTCATCCAGGAGCATCCGGTCGTACAAATCGAAAAAGCGATCCAACAACCCGGGCGGAATCTCATACACCCGTCCTGCTGGTACCGGTCGGTCGGTAGTCTCATGCGTCGAGAACCGCGCCCGCAGCTGGTCGATGGACCGTTTCAAATCCTCCAGCGTCCCCATCCTCACACCCCCGAGAAATCAAGGTTGATCTGCTGATACTTGCCGTCCTCGCCGCGCTCGTAAAACCGATGGTAAACGCACGATCCGGTAATGGTCACCGCGTCGCCGATCGCCTCCATTGCCTGCTTCCAGGTGGAATGGTCGATCTTCAGCTTGCGCAGACCAAGGATCCGCTTGGTGTTGATCTTGCCCTTCTTGTCCACCTGAAAGGCGTCCTCAATCAGGGTGCGCACCTCGCTGGCCGAATACTTGGTCCACTCCCGCAAGCACTCATCCACCAGCACTTTGGCCGCCTGCAGCCGCTCATCGAACTCGATTCGCTCGGCGATCTCCCGGGTGATCCGGTACTTGCCGTCAAAGCTGTTGAGCGTGATGTTGCCCTTCTGGCCGCCCAACTTGACCCCGTACTTCTCGCTGCTCAGATCAAGAAATGCGTCCATGTCGCCGGTCAGTTTTTGCTTAAAAATCGCCAGATCGGCGGCCACACCCTTGGCCGCCTGCACGGCCCGGAGCACGAATTCATCGCGCAGCAGGTCCACTTCCTCAATCTGCTCGATCGGCACCATGTGGCCGACCGCGTTTTCCTTGTACCCTTCCATTATGCAGCCTCCTCGGTCTGTACGGATGAACGATCATTGGCCCTGCCGGTCAGCACGCTCAACTGCGCTGCTTGATTGGCCATGTGCTGATAAAGCTTGATTTTCTCTTGCGCCAGATCACAGGCATAGCCGATCACCATCATCTGTTGGTCGGAGGGCGTGCCGAATTCAAGTGTCAGCTCAAACACCCGGCCGATCTGGGCCAAAGCGTCGGCGCGATAACCGACCATCAGCTCCGGCTGGGCCGTCCGCTGCTGCAGGGCCGTGGCCGTGTCCCATATCTTGGCCAGGCTCTCCTGGATCCGCTTTTCCTCGCCCGGGAGCCATTGCACCGCGGTCAGTTTGTTGACCTGGCGCCGAATATCTTCCAGTTGTGCCTGCATGTGCAGTACCTCGTGTGTTTCCATCTCCTGCTCCTTGTGTTGCTGTTGCGGCCCGCCGTCCCAGGGTGTATCCTGGCCATGGAGCCTGATTGACTGCTTGCTCTGTTGTCCTAGCCGGGGAATGTTCGCGCATTCCCCGGCTTTTTTTTCTTCTTTCACACCCCACCCCATTCCCAGCTGATCCGCACTGCCATGATCCAGGCGCCGTAGATGGCGGTGAGCATCGACACCAGCAACATGCCGACGCCGAATCCGCTCAACCACATCCCCCACACGCCGACAATAAACGCCCAAACGTGCAACCAACGATACAGCCAGTTCGGGATCCAGATATTTCTCCACATCACCTTCTCCTCGTTAAATTTTTTAATCCCGCTTTAACCCTTCCGTAAATCGCAGTTCAAGCAGGCCTTATGCTGCTTGATCACGCGCGGGTTGCCGCCTTTAACGCCCAGCTTCCGCGCTCGGTTCCACAGCTCAGCGCACTTGGCCGGCGCGATCTCTCCCAGCACCGGGCACACCACTTTGCCGTTGGCGCCGTACATCTTCATCACCCGCCGTTCCATATTTTCTGTATTCGCCGGGTACTTCCCCGACAGCAGCAGGCTGATCGTCGCACTCGACACGCCCATTTCCCGGGCCACTTCCGCCATGCCGACCACATCGGCCCGCTGCCGTAAAATTTCCAGCCATCCTTGAGCAAACATGTCCCCTCCACCGTTGATTTTCGCCGTTTTTTCACTGACTATCGGCCGCTTCAATGATTCCGAGGCCATGTTGTAGCGCAGCTGCCGTCCGGTCTTGCCCACTACCTTGAGATGGCCATCGCGCTCCAGCAGTTTGGTGTATTCCTCGACGCTGGCCCGGGCCGATCCGGACAGCCGCACCAGGTCGGAGCGGGTGAAGCCGCGTTTAAGCTGCCTGATTGCCCGCCATATCTTATCCCGGCCGGTATTTCTGCCCGGGCGCTTGGCCGGACGCTCCGTCAGTTCCCGGACGATCTTCCAGGTCGGATTCTGCCGTGCCGGTCCCGGCTCGGCAAAGCCCTTGGCCTCTTTCTTATCAACAGTCTCAATCAGAAATCCTTCCCCGGCCAGCTTATCCAGCACTCGTAAAACCGGCTTCCGTTCCAGCCCCGTCCCTTCAACCACCTGGGTCAGGGTGACCGTCGACTTATCGCAGGTCAGCAAAAAGAAGACAACCGGGTCCATCACCGTCATCGCCGCTGTTCCTTCTTCAGGTACGCGTCCAGGTGCGCCGCCTCCACCGTTTCCAGCCGGTTGTGGCTGGCGATCCGCTCCGCCCGTTCCAGCCAGGTCGTCGTCATCCGTAGCCGCCCTTTGCCGTGCAGATGAATGAAGGCGATCGCTGATTCGGTCAGCGCCACTTCGCACACCTGCTCCGCATAGTTGGCAATCTCTCGTTGGTCAAACAGCTCGAATTTAACCGTCACCGTGATCCGGTCGCACAGGTGCGGGTACTGTTTCAGCTTCCGCTCGATGCCGTCCATCCCCATGAGGATGATCGGCGCGTTGGTCATGTCGCTGATGTCCCGCACCGTCTCGATAATGCCGCTGTCCACCAGATAGTCGGTCTCATCAATGATGATCGGCGACGACTGTTCATCCAGGATGTTCAGCAGCTGCTCAAAGATGTCGGCCGCCCGGTCCTTCGGGGCCTCTTCCAGGGCCGAAACGATGTTGGCCAGCAGCTCGCGGCGGGTGCCGCCGTCCGTGGCGCGTATATAGGGCACGGCATGGTTGGTGTAGTACCAGCCGCCGATCTCCGTCTTGCCGGTGCCGTAGGGGCCGTAAGCGAGCATGATGCCGATCCGGCCCTTGACCGGACGCCGCAGCACCTCCATCCCGGCCATGAACCGGCGCACGTTTTGCGTGGTTGCAAAAGTGTCAATCATTGGTTACTTTACCTCCGTCCTTGATTCATTCCTTTGGCCCGGCGCTGCACCAACAGCTCCGGGCTTCCTTTTTTTATCCTTCGGACTGCTCAACCTTCGCCAATCCGATCTTTTCCCGCATGTCGCCTTCCAGCAGTAAAAATGATTTTCCCGAGGATTCTTTGGTATAAAAGTCGGTCAGGAAATCATATTCCCACTGGGTCAGTTTGCGTTTTTCCAGGCGGATATTGGTTCTAATATCCAAGTACCGGTCGGTTTTACAGGTTATCAGGTTGACCACTTTTTGCTCTTTCACCGGGACCGGCGCAGGCTCGGACATGAGAATTTCGATTTCACGAAGCACCTGCCTCTCATGGAGGTTCTGGCTCATTTCCTTTTGCTGGGCATCGGACACATCGATCGCCGCCACCGCCTTGGCCGCCTCGGCCAGCATCGGCGTGCTATGCTCTTCGCTCCGAACAGGAAACTCGATCAGGTTGGCCACTTCGCTTTTGCGGAAATTGACATAATCCGCATAGGCTTCCCGCTGGCCTTCCTTCTTGCTCATCTCTTTGAGCGTCTTGGCCCCTTCCTTCATGATCCGCGTCTGATGGTTCCGTGATGAGGTTGAGAACTTGCCTCGGTCGATGCCGTGCCATTTCGGGTCGATCGCCACGCACAAAAACATGCGTTCGCCGCGCTCGCCGTACAGATAGATGAACGCCGTGCCCATATCCACCGGGTCCAGCAGCACAAAAGCATCTTTTCCCAGGTTGCCGGCAAACTCCTTGGCTTGATAAAAGCGATTGTCCACGCGGATGCCGTTCTTTTCGATCTTCCGCCGGCCGCCGTCCGCGGGCGCGGGCATCAGCAGCATATCCAGGGCGCGCATGTCGTGAATGCGCCGGATCGGCAGTTGCCAGTTGCGCACCATGTCGATCGGCTTTTGACCGTTGAGACCCCGGTGCGGATCATGCTGGTACACAACCTCGGTCCAGTCGTTGCAGAACTTCTGCAGCTGCTCCGCCGTCAGGTTGACCTCCACCGGATCGCTGCCCTTATCCATCACCCGGTCGGCAAAGCTGCGCCGGGCCTCGATCGCCTTGCGCTCCGTCACGTTATGGCCGATGTAGGAGGGCATCAGCTCCACCAAACCATGGAGGAAGGTGCGAAAACTGCGCTCAATATGCGGTTTTTCCTGCCCCTGGAACGGGGTGCAGTACTGGCGCTCAATCTCCAGGCTGTCCAGCACCCTGGTCACATGCGCCGAGCGGTAATCCTTGCCGTTGTCGATCTTCAGCACTTCCGGTACCCCCCAGTCGATGATGCAGTGCCGTAGCAAGGCAACCACCGACACCGCCTTCGACGTCTTCGACACGAAGTACCGCAACCGGCGGGAAAAGACGTCGACCATCCCGATGATCGAATGGCGGCCGTCGACCAGCATCAGGTCGGCTGGCGTCGAGTCGGCCTCCCACAGCTGGTTCAGCCGCGTCACCTGTTCGCTGGCCGAGCCGAAGGCGAGCATGCACTTGTTCTTCCATTCATCAGGATTGCGATAAAACAGCCACAGCTCCGCGTTCTCACTGGTCCAGTTGCTCCGAAATCGGCTGATCACCGTGGGTGACGGCACCTGGCGGCCGAACCGGCCCTGCAGTATCTTGTGGATGTTGATCGAACTGGTGCTCGGGTTCAGGCACATCGTGCTCAGCACCAATTCTTGTTGCTCCTCGGACAATGTCGTCCGGCCGCGCCTGGGGTTGTGATAGCCCAGCGCCAGCCCGGGCAGTCCGTACTGCTGATAACTCTCGGCGATCCGCCGCAGGGTGGAATAGCTCGTCTTCGCCCCGATCACCGCCAAGATCTCCTCGGAAATCTTGATCCGCCCCTCGTTGTAGGCCTCCACAAAGGCGCGATCCGCCTTCTTGCTGCGCTGGCTATGGGCCGGGATCTCATATCCCGCCGCCCGCACGAAACCGTCGCACAGCTCCAGCAAGGCCAGCCGGGCCTGAGCTTCGTTCCGCCGCTGTTCCGGCAGTCGCTCGAACTCCTCCAGCCCTTGCTCCTTGGCGATCCGCTCCCGCTCCCGCTCCTCGGCCCGCATTGTCAGGATCTCCTGGGCCGCCGCCGCGCCGATCCGTTCGGCCACGCCGTCCGGCTGCTCGCCCTCCGGTGCCGCCTTCCGCGCCATGATTGCTACCCGGTATTCCTCCGGCAGCAGGGTGATCGGGTAGCGCTTTTCCTTGCCCGTGGCACCCTTGCGCCAGACGAACAAGGTGCCCAGCGTGTCCAGGTTCAATTGCACGGCGCGTTTACTCAGGCCGGTGGCCTCGGCGATGTCCTTTGCGGTGACTGTTCTGTGCACGTTCCCTCTCCCCCTGCTCGCCCGTTACTGCTTCAGATCCGCCAGTAAATCTTCCAGCAGCGACACCATCGTCTGCCGGCCAACCTGTTTCCAGTCCGTCGAATTCTGGTCATGCACCACCTGCAGCAGCATCTGGTAGCTTTGCTTCACCATTGGCGGCAGGTCGATCGCCTTTTCCGTGCGCTCTTTGTGCTCCTTGACCTTCCGCTCGATCGTTTTGCGCTGCCGTTCCAGGATCACCTGAATAATGAAGTTGGCCGTGATTTGACAGCCGCGATTGCTCGCCTCGTCCAGGACACTAAGCCATATTTCTTGCTGCTCTTCCGGGGGAAAAAGTGTCAGTGGGCGGGCTTGCCGCTCATTTTTAGGGAGGAGATTGTCGATGGTTTGTCTACCATGGTGGACATTTTCGGGCAGGCTAACTTGCGAACAGTTGTCTTCCGCGGCCGTCTCGATGAAGCCCTTCAGATTTCCATGCACCTCAGATGCTTCAATTAATTGATAAGCCCGTGGCCTTCCCATATCCCATACCCGCAGAATATATTCCTCAAAGGTCGGGTAGTGGATCCGGTACAGCCGCTGGTCCCGGATCTGCGCCAGCGCCATCCCCACCAGCACGAAACCTCTCATGTTGGTTTCAATCACGCCCTCCAGTTCGGCGAGCAGTTTCTCTTCACGCTGCGACAGCGGTTCCGGCGGGTTAAGGGATAAGGGATGCATCGTCATCTTCCTTTGTGGTCGTTTTTTCGATCAGCTCTTGTTTGAATTTCTCTGCCTGTCCTCGCATTATTTCGGACTGGTGAGCCAATGCCTGTTTCACAAATTCTTCTCTCGTCATGGTTGGGTCTCCGTCATGTCTTTTGGCAGTGCCAGGTGTTTGGCCGGGCACCCCTTGTTAAGGAGATATTGCAGCACTCTCCGGTTATGCTTCTTGCCCATCAGGGTCTTGTTCACATAGGTCTGCTCTTCGCCGGTCTCGCGGACAATATCGCGCTCCCGCAAGCCGTTGCGCAGCATCCACACCTTCAACTCCGTCACATTTCGCTTCATATCTCAGCCTCTATCTTTCTCATTCTGGCCTTTTTCTTTTTAACGTCCTGGTCAAGTTCCGCCAGTTCGAGCAGTTTGGCTTGCCGATCGTTGATCACCCGCCAGCCCAGCGGCGCCACCATCACCTGGATCGGCTCGATGCTCCCGGTGGCGGCGCAGAACACGGAGAGGGCCTTGACCGGGATCACCCGTTCCTTGTCCTCCGGGTTGAGCCACTTTTCCAGCGTGTCCAGGGTCAGGTTCTGCCCGGTCCCCTTCACCAGCCGCACCCCGTACCGGTCAGCCAGCTGGTTGATGCGATCGCACAGCTCATCCCGGCTCAGGCCGCTGGTTTTGGCCGCCAGGGCCATCGCCACCTTCAGATCCCGCAGCACGTTCAGCGTCGGCGCGGTGTTGAACAGGCCCAGTTGAGTGACCATCAGCTTCGCTGTCTATGGAGAAAATCCGCCAGTCTCGCGGCCTGCTCCAGTGTGTAAAAGGTGTATTTGAATTTACTTTCTCCGTGCCATTTGCCATCAACACGCAACCGGTAATACTGCTGCCAGTATGAACGGTCGCGCAGTGGTGGATGAGGATGCATCGTCTTCCGGTACGGGCTCCAGTTGGTTCGCCACTGCTCAGCCCGATACAGTTCAATTCTCAGTGGTTTCTTGCCCTGTGTGGCGGCATTTTCCCACCGCCACACCATGTCGGCAATTCGTTCTTCACTCATAAAAACAACCCGTTGTAAAAAAATCTCCCTGTGCTACTCTGACCGCTGAACCACCACGAACAACCAACCATTTCACACAAGGAGAAAAACTTGAAACAAAACAAACCCTCATCAAAAAACCGCCTCTATGATTGCCCGAAGACCGGCAGACAAGAAACCATCACTATTACGACCACTCTGACAACTGTCACCGAGCGTCAAGGCAGATCGCTGACTCCACAAACGACCAGCTACACCATTGACAACATCACCATGTGTACCGGATGGGATGATTGCGGCGTCAGAAACGTTCATGCTTCAGGGGTTTCCGTTGGTGTAAACTTTACATGGGAGCGCTGTCCACTTCGAACAACCTTGAACACCCTGTGATAAAACTTTGATTGAGGATCGAAGCTGTGTAAATCAGCCTCGATCTTCATTATCAATAACCACCCGTGGTCCTTGCTCAGCCCGTAAACCTCAATAGCGTCAGTCTGCAAATCGTCATCAGCATCGAGATCGATAACGCACATGACCTTTTGCACCGGCTCTCCGGTCACAATTTTATCCGATCTTGAAATTATCCTTCCAACGTCAAGCTCTAGTGGGAAGTAAATATTGTGCCCTCCTAGGCCGCTCTCATGGCCCAGGGGAAAATAATGCAGCGTTCCCGGCTTTATCCCATACTTACTGGCAATAACTCTCAACCCTTCCGTACTCAGGTTTTTCAATATATCGATTGCTTCTCTTTCACCGTCCGCCATACCCCACCTCCACCGTCTATTCTTTTTTCTTCCCGGACATTGAACATTCATCCACCCTCGGGTAGATTATGGACAATCGGTCTTGCCTATGACCGTATACTTAACTCACCCGAAATGGTGTGTCAATCCATTTTAAACCGTAAAGTGTTTATTTTTATAATCCAAAACAGTTAAAAATGAGCTTCAGTGACCGCGTGAAAGAGGTGAGGGGAGACCTCACTCAGAAAGTTTTTGCTGAAAAGCTCAGTGTTCACACTAATACCGTGAGCAGGTGGGAGAGGGGAGAACAAACGCCAGATCAAAAGGATCTGTGTCATATACTGGAGCTTTTTCCAGATATATCGCCTGAATGGTTTCTAACAGGAGAGGGAAAAAAAGAGCGGGCAGATATTCCTCAATCTGCAATTTCAAAAAATGAAACAACTGCCACTTTTCGACATTCAAAAATAATCGAAGCGGAATCCGTCTCTTTTGATTCGTTGGCCATGGTTGAGGGTATGGGCCTTCTGACTAAAATCTACTCGGCTGCTGATCCTGTCTATATCCGTGCAATCAATGCCAACTTGATGGCATTTGCCGATGCTGTGGATAATAAAATTATCGCCAGGGGAATGGAAAAGCGATTGCAAGAGCTGGAGGCCGACCTGGCCGAGATGAAGAGCTACGTCCTCGATATGAAACGGCAAGAGGAGGCGCGTGAAAAAGCCCGCCTAGAGGGACGATCCTCCGGCAAGAGGGCCGCGTGATCCATGTTCTTTTCATGTACCACTTTGTAGTATCGTGCGACGTGCCACAATGTGGGATATTTCTTCTAAAAATCGTTTCACCCTTGAGTTGATTTTCTCAGGGGAGCCTTAACCTTAGCAAAGCACGGAAAAACAGAGGTGTTTGCGTTTAAAAACGGGGTGAGCCTTCCTTCACCCTTCGCTTCACCCTTGAATCTAACATTCTTAATCAACCCTAAAACTAAACGGTGAGAGCATGGACGTCATTACCAAGCGAATAAAGGCCACCGAGCACCTCGATCTCCTTCTCCACGAGGGTACCGACGACCCAACCGGATGTTACATTGCAATCAAGCACCGCGAGCGCATCAGGGACCTGGAAGGCGAGGTGATGATCATCCCATCGGATGTGCCTCAATTGCTCCAATCCCTTGCCGTTGCGGCCATGGAGCTCACAGCAAAAGGGTACTACAGTCTTGGGTCTCAGGACGGTGCGGCCCAAAAATAAGCGCACTCTATAAATACATCAGGAACGGCGCGCCACGAATCAGGGCGCTGGAGAGCTGGCTGAAGCTTCAGCCGATAAACAGAAAAGAATGGCCCAATTCAGGAGCAAAAATCCTGGGCCATTAAATGTGAAACGGTTCCAAACCTCGCGTTCATTTGCACAACGGTTCCAAACCTCGCGTTAAATTTTTCCCAATTCTCTATTTTGGTTCCAAACCTCCCTTTCTCTTCTTTTTACCGAACCACCTCCCCGCAATAGCCCACTATTCCAAACCTTTTCAAACTTTTTTAAAACTATTTGAACCATAAACCTCCTGTTTACTGGTGCTCAAACCTTACACCCCCCTACAGCAGGTGCAGAACAAACTGCAGCAGGCGCTCA